TTTGTACATCAGTGCTGTAGTCTTTTAACAAGTTGTTTCTTTCGTAATTCAATTTTGATTCGGCTGGTTTCTCTAGCGTCAATTATAGTTAGCAATGCACCCAGGCGACCATATAGTTTGACAGCATCATTCACATCTTTCACACCTTCGGACCATGCAGGCATGCTCACAGCCCATCCCAGTTCCACAGCACGATCCACCAGTTCCATACCTGCTAGATCCTGGTCAGGAACCACAGTGATTTCTCGTCCAAGATTGCGAATCAGTCGGGCTTGAGCATCATTTATGGTGCTATGCATTAGTGCAACACCGCCAATGCTGAGTGCGTCAAAGATGCCTTCGGTCACAATCACTTGTGTCCAGTCTGACCGTTGTAGATCTGTGCCAAACACATAGCCCGGCTGCATGTCATTTATATAACGCGGATTACGATCATCCAGGAACCTAACAGTATGCCCCACAATGCTGTTGTGATGTGTGAATGGTATGATCACTTGTTCGCGAGCGGGCCAAGCACGTTCAGGACTTGTTTGTGTCATTACAGGATAATCATCTGGCACACATCTTGATCTCACATAGTCTCGATGCAGTCCTGTGCTACTAATCAGTTCAGCAAATGGCGGCAGGTCGCGTTCTTCAAACTTGATATCTGCTAGAATATCCACAGTGCGTTGTCTATCATCCAGTATGCCGTGTATGCTCCGGTGCCGCAGGCTTTCAAGATTCAACATTTCTATTTCACGTTCGGGCACACCCATCCAGCTCAAGAGCCTGCGGGCCTTGAAACTTACAGTACGGCCAAGGATAAAGCTAGCGGTGTAGTTGCAGTTGAAGCAGTGATAGCTCCAACCTTGTTCTGATGTTTTCAGTCCGCCGCGACTTCTGCGATCTGCGGTGTTGCCATTATGGTCACAGCACACAGCGTTAAAGCTGATCCACCCTGATGCACTAGATTTTCGTTTGGCAGGTAAGTATCCGAGAATGTCGAGCATTCTTACATTGTAACATCATCTATGGTAGAAATCAACTTTTCTGCAATCATTTTATGCCCAATTTCGTTGGGATGGCCACCAGGCATAACCAGTTCTCGTTGTTGATTGCCCGGATGATTACGAAACCACATGGTGGTAGAGAAACCTGACCATATCTGAGTGGGCAAATCCAGTTTGATATCTGCAGGCATGATCTGGAACTGCATCATTTGAAGATTGCGTCTGGCAGCAATACCATCAAAGCTCAGCAGGGTTTGCTGATAATTTAGTTTTGCTAGTTCTGAGCAGTTGGTCAACACCAGTTGTTGTTTGACCATGTTTCTAAATTCTTGCGGAACCACACTGCTGCCGTATTCCACCCAGGTTGAGTGTATAAATCGATTCCAGGGAGGATCGTTGGCGTAGCTCACATGATTGGGATTGTAAAAGCTCAGACGATCTGAGTCTGTGTGCCCAATCAAGATCAGGCATTGTTCTGGTTCGGGCTCGTGATCCAACCACCATAAAAATGTCCACATGGAACTTTGCATGCTGCCTCCAGCAATTCCAAAGTTTTCCATGGGTATACCATAGTGTTGTGCCACTTGGCCCAGGAAGTTATGACTGTTGCGATAGGCGTTGTTTTGATGCCAGCATGTGTGTGCATCTGAATGTTGTCGTTGTAGTTCTGGATCCAGTAGTTCATCGCCGAACATCCAGGAATCACCAAACCCTACAATTTTTTTAAATTTCATCTAACTAGTATACTTGTCACGGCTCCGGTATTGATGCTTATTGCAGCCACTTGATTAGTGGCCGGGTTGGTCACATATCCTGTTCCGCCGTTTATAACATTTATGGCAGATACTGAGGTGCCGGTAATTACTGCTTCAGCAACAGCACCTGCACCAAGACCAATGATGTTGACTCTGGGTGGAGCTAGGTATCCGTAACCACCTTGATTCACAGTGATAGAAGTGATCACTCCATTTGCCCCATTTGCTGTGGCTGTGGCCAATTGAATTTGTGCTGTGCCTGGATAGGAGTCAAGACTTAGACGTAGCAAAGGATGATATCCCGGCACTGTGATGGGTTCTGTCCCGGTGCGATTATAGTATTGATAGATATCCGAAACATCTGCCCAGATTGATTCATAATTTTGTGCTGCCTGTGCCTTGATGTTGCCAGTGAAGTGATCCATTTCCAACTGAAATGTGGTCATGCTTGCACCTGTGGTTGACACAAAACTCGAGTATCTCTGAGGATTTGCATTGGTATTGCCCGGTGGCGGGTTCAGTGCCCAGTCAGGATAGTTGCCCTGCAGCACAGGATTTATATACACCTCTGGACCATAAATGGTAGGAATGCTTAGTAGACCGCTGGGCACAAACTGTGGCTGCACAGAATCCACAATGTCCACATCAGCACGGGCCAGAGCCTGTGCATCCACAAACACTGCTTCAACTAGGTCACCGCTGGCACGTTCAATTGCATAGCTCGACGGTTCTGCAGGAAACTCTGTGGTTTCTGCAGCACTGAGTGTTACCTTGGCACGACCAAATTGAGCATTGATTATGACCATTTCTTTTTCAATCAGCTGTTGATTGCCAGCCAGATTGATCAGTCTGAACTTCAGCGCCGACCCTGTGATATTCACAGGTTTTTGATCTTGATTCACAAACTCAAACAAGATCACATTGTCAACACCTTTGTTGACAGTTAATTTTTTTGCATACACAGGGTCCCACCTCCGGTCAAAATAAGCGCCGCTGGTATCTACTAATAAAATTCGCTGAACTTGCTGATAAAGATAAACAGGGGTTGAATACATAGGACGCTCCAAACAATATTTACCTTAGGAGCCTTGGTATAAATATCCAAACTAATACTATATGGGCAAAGACTTATTTCAAAAACTAGCTGACAAATATCCGTTTATTACCTTGTGCGTTTACGCCAGCAATGAATATGTGGGGATTGTGCAAAACAGAGATGATGTTATCACAACCATCTATGACTTTGGAACTGTCAAAGATTCAGAACAAAAACGGCGTTATCTTGATCTGGCCAACACCTGGTGGTGGGAAAGCAACAGAAGCATTCCTATCAACATATTCCTGCGTGGGGAATGGGATGAATTTCGCCTGTGCCTTCGCACATTTGTCAACAAAGATCTGGAAATCCTGCACGGTCCTGTGTGCAGTCTAAATGACATTGCCCGCAGAAAGGGCAAACGCAAATCAATTACTCTTGTGAGACGCCTAGACTAACAGATTCATGTGCAGTGCTACCAGAGCACCGTAACCTATAGAATGCGCCTTTTTAAATGTATATCCTCGGCTGGTATCTCCATCCCAGACTGAATCAAACACTGTGGGCCAGGCTTGATTCTGCAGGTGCGCCTTGCCCGGACGTATGATCGATATAAATGCAGCCATCCTGGGTATGCTGTCAGGCCTCATGGTTTCCAGCAAATGTCCATAATTGCCCACATGAACCAACTGGCGTGCCCATTCAGGATCTTGCCATAATCTTGCCCAAGGAGGTGTGGCCACAAGCACAGTTTCATAGTGCTCAGGACTTTTAATCAACTGATACACACTCATGTTCAAGAAGTCCAGTTTGAAGTAGCCACGTGATTCTGCTGACTCGTAGTCTATAGCAGCACAGTGATTGATAGGATCTTGCGGAATGTCTGTGACATACACTCCTGAATTGTGACGTCTAGGTCGCCCATCTGTGATCTGCCGTGCAGGAGTATGCTGAATCAGTTTCAGTATGTGTTCGCGATCAGCAAAGTCAATGTCAATGTCTGCGCTCATACTGTACACAAGGCCACAACGGTTTTCAATTGCTGTTCAGCTAGACGCACAGCATCCAGTGCATCGGCCACAGCCGGATGCTTTTGTGCCAGGTCCTGGGCTGCTCTCTCTTGCATCATCTTTAGCCATGCCCAGGCCAGTGCTTCTTCAGCATTGGCTGTAAGACCCACACTAGAGCCACCGCCAATGGTAAGCCAGGTGTAGCCATCATACACCTGCATTTGACTGTTATGGTATCGTACCAGACCTGCACTAGGAGTATTGTTGTTGATGGATGCTCCAATTGGGTTTGATACTGTGACCCATGTGCTTGCGGAGTAAACGCTGGTGATCATTATGTTACCATCCTGCTTGTTTCAAAATATTCTTGGCATAGGCCTGATCCTGGGGTCTATCCTGAAATCGTTTTTGCCAGGCATCGCTGTCAATATAGGGCCATATCATAGCAACCTGTGTGGTGTCTAGTTCGCTCAGGAACTTCTGCCCGGATTCTGAATTGTAAATTACCCAGGCACTTATTCTACCTGCGGTCACAGCATAGCATAACACATTGGCGTTGCCATATCTCATGCAATCATGTGCAGGGCTAGAGTTTTTTTCTGACCAGTCTATGCCAAACTCTATGGCTCGGGCTAGTGCATCATCCACTGCTTCTACCTTTAGATGATCCACCAGATACTCTGTGTATACTTTGTCGCTGCACCAGTGATCAATCTTGCGATTGTGTTTCAACAGCCAAGCCATGAATCTTTCTGGATTGATCACTCGAGTGTTCACACAGTAGTGTCCAAACTTCACAAACGCACGATAATAACTGCTTTCACAAAAGGTATCGTGTGACTTGTTTCTGGCTGATCCTGCCAGGCTTTCATAAAAGCGAATGTAGGCTTGGAATCCCAGTCTTGGCCCAGGCTCGTCACGTTCGCGTTGTCGACGTTTGGGCTCGCACATGTGCGCCTGTATAGATGTTTCTCTCACAAACTCTTTTTTGCAGTATTCACACACATGGGTCATGCTGATTACTTTTTGGTGTTACCCGAGTCTCGATTGTATACATCTAGTTCTTTTTGTGTAACCAATTGTGCCATTACGTCAATTTCGTCGTCTTTGTAGGTGGGATATATTTCCATCAAGGCTTTACGTTTGGCACTGAGTCCTGCTTCTTTTTTCTTGGGAGCAATCCAAGGATGTCGCATTGTGCCCATGCCCGGACTCATTGCAGTAGCACACAGCCATTGCAGTTTGGGATGACGGCCTATGTCAAAAAAGTGCTTGTTGAGATAGTGGTTGCAGCTCTGCACATAGTATTCTTGCAGTTCCTGAGCACCATCTACTGCTGAGCCCCAGCGCAACATCAGGAACGTAGAGAATTTCTTGCGCTCAT